TATAGTTCGGTCACTGTTTGATTGGTCATGCTAGGCTTCATCTTTTGAGTAGATATAACCTCGTCTATCAATCCCATTTGTTGGCATTGCATAGCATCCATCCAAGTTTCGTTGTTCATCAACTCCTTGCATTTATCCATGGTTAATGCTGTGCATCTCTCGAATATCTTTGCTAGTGAGTTAGTAATTAGCTCTAGTACTTGCTCATCTGCACCGCCTTGTGCATTGTGCATCATAAACGTACCATAATCCACCATTGAACGCTTACGACCACACATAGCAATAACACCTGCCATTGAGTAGGCCATGCCATCAATGTATGTGTCGCATGGTATCGCTGAATTAAGAATAGCTGAACAAATAGATAGTCCATCTTGAACGCTACCGCCTGCAGAATTAATACGCACGTTTATGCAAGTGATTTCATCTGACCAAAACTCGTTAATCATTTGAACCTCGTTTGCGAATGATGCACCATCTATGCCCATATCACCTATTTCGCGATATATTAGCATGGTTGCAACACCTTTGCTGACGTTAGTGAATTTTAAATCCTTATTCATTGAAAGCAAATTTAGTCACGTTTATTTGCGTAAGTGATATTTGTAACTACTTTTGTGTAAATAGTTGTAACAGATGCCAACACCACACCAAAAGAGGGAAGCGACAAAAGCAAGGGTAACTTGCGATTTGAAAGGGTCTATAAAAGCAAAATTCTTTGACGAAGTCATAAAAACTAACGTCAAAGAATCTGAATTAGTGAGACAAATAATTGAGACTCACTACAACGATAAGCATCGCTTTTAATAAAGTGGTATTTCTGCGCAAATAACGTAAACGTCAGCAACACCTAATCCTAATGTACCATTAATATTCCATAGTGTGATATTGCCTGCTGTGTCAATTTGAAATGTCAATATAGTTGATTTATTTACACTTCCACCAAATGAAGTAAAGTATCTTGTTTGACTTGGTCTGTATCCACTCGGTAAAGTAATAATAGTTGCTGTTCCTGCACTTAATTTCTCTAAGGTAGTATCAATAACTAATTTGTTAAATGGTACTTTGTAATACTTAAAATTAGTACTTCCGCTTCCATTATCCCATTGTGCTGTTGCTATTGTGCCTACTTGTCTAGTTGGGTTTTGTAGAAATACTAAATCAGAATAGTTGAAGTCACCGCCCGATGTAGCTCCTGTCCATACAATAGTTGATTCAGCATGCACATTATGAGTAGTGCCATCGCTGAATGTTATAGGGTCGTAAGTTCCTACTTGTGGGTATGTTTGGGTTATAGTTCCTTTAATTACTTGACCAGGCGCAAGTGTAATTGTAGTAGCTGCTGTAAAAACTACTATACCACCTGCAACGATTGAACCTGCTGCAATAGTATAAGTGCTACCTACAACTGTGCTAGTACAACCGTATAAAGCTAAATAAGCAGGTGTATTGCCATTTGTAAGCCCCGCAACTATTGCCCCATTGTCATTGATAGTGCTTAAAAATTTCCAAATTTCCATATTCTTTTGATATGGCATAGCTGCACCTAGTGCAATGTCGTTGACGTTTATGTATTTCATCTTTTAATATGTATCTAAATTATAAGTTACTCCTGCTAGTACATAAGTGTCCGCAAAAGCTCGCACTATTCTCTCTCTCTCTAAATCAGTTCCCGCTAATGGTGTCCAAATAACTGTAGGTATCCAAATAGTAAAGTCATACACCGCAGCCGTTAAGTCAACCGCTTGTATCCACCCAAAAATATCTACGTTATTTGATACAACTAAACTACTCTCATTGCTATTTATACCTACCCAAAATGGTGTGTCTGTGGTGGTTATTAATGATACATAGATATCACTTGCACCTGGGCTATTTACAAACGTGCCACCAAACCACTCATTCAATGCCCACTCAAAAGATAGCCATTGTGGGTTATACTTCATCCTAGGTTCAATGCCAACAAACTTATCTTGTATATTGAACCAATAAGCAGTGTTAGTAGGTACATTGTTAGTGTTTGCTACATAGCATTGATAGATTGACTTGTCTGTATATTTTACTTGGTCACCAATGCCATACGCTGTTGCGTTGCTCCAATCACTCGACAAATTACCATCTTTGTAAGTGCCAAACATAGTATCGTACAACACTTGCAAAGGGTATAATAACACCCTTGCAAATGCTTTGAACTTACTTAACCTTTTCTTAGGTGGTGTAAAGTTATCAGCGAAAGTATTGGTATTTACGATGTAACTCATGATGCGATAAATGATAATGTATCAGCAAATGTGTGCGATGATGTTGTTTCTTCTTCTACATAACCTGCATACGTTTGGTATCTTACTGAATCCACCCCTGTAGATAGGTTGTAAAGTGTTATACCTCCTGCGTATGATTGTGTATTTCTTCGTACCAATACCCTAGTTAATTTCACATTAGAAACACCGATTACTGCTTGTATAGCATCTACTATTGCTTGGTTGCTTATAACACCATTAAAAGGCAAATTTGCCATGTATGTTTCAAGTGCTGCAATAACATCTGTTTGAATGGTTGGCGAATATTGAGCATCATAATATACATCCGCTACAACCTCCATCTTATCACTCGATCTGCTTACTACGTTGTAAGTCAAACCTACACTTTGCCATGTTGTAACATAGTCGGTTAGTGAGCTTAACTCGGGTGATGATAACGCTACAGGTGGGCTGCTCTTAGCAACCTTTATGGTTACGTTGTTATTAGGCTCTGTGATAACCGCACATCTCGTTAATATGTTGTAGCTAGTATTGATAAATGGATAATCAACTACCCATGTAGTGGTGTTTAATTCTGCTACCTGCGCTACCGTACTTGAATACTGAAACTTAAGTGTTTTGTCGCGTGTCCATTGCGCTGTGTTAGGAATGGCATTTCTTGCAATGGTCTCTAAATCCGATTTGAATAAATCTTGAAGCTGCTCGAAGATAGCAATACATGAAGCGACAATAAAGAACCAAAGATTCCATAGTGCTGTTTGGCTAGTGCTTGTTAGCCCCGAAAGTGCTGATTGATTATTCTTTTCATCAATCATTATTTGCTTTATCTGTGATATTGTCCTCGCCATTATTGTATATTTGGTGATGCTGTTCTTATGCTGTAGTTAGTGATAATTGGATCGGTAGTAATATCCAATGTATCGATAGTTGCTTGTTCCGTAGGTAGGTTCATGGCTGTAATATCATTGCCTGTAACATTGTAACCAATGATGTACTCTTGCACATTCGTATGGTCAAAGTTTTGCGTTTCGGCACGTCTTAACATCCTTGTTTGGTTAGCTAAAGACTTACCATGCAACACCGCATTGACTGTCTGCTTAAGTGTTAAGATGCTTGTATCTTCTGTTTTGTAGCTTTCAAATCCAATGTGAATGTTAACTGTCATATTGCACCTTTGACGCAGGTTTAAATCGTCTAGGTAGCTTATATCAGAAAACTCGATAAATGCACATGGGTAGTTGAATGATACGTTTTCATCCTCGCGCTCAAATTGATTATTCCATAATGCAACGTACTTCAAATCTGAAATAGTCTCAAGCCTTGTCTTTATTGCGTTGTAAAGTGCTAACTGCATTATTTGAATATCTTATCAAGTTGCGAAACTATAATTTTTTTGCACATCTCATTTAATTTGTAACTATCACCCATAAATTGACGTTTGGGCATTTTGGTAGTACCTTCATTATGCACCTTTGCATAAGGTAAGTCAGTGCTTATCTTAACGCTTAGCTGTGTTTTATTCACAGGCTCACGAACAATAGACCGCCTTAAGTCACCACTATCAACAAGTATCGCGCGACCTTTACGTTTGCCTTCTTTCTTACGTGGTTTCCATGGTTGTACGTTTCTATCATCGAATCCTTGCTTACGGAATGATGCAACAAAAAAGTTTTTTGCCTCATTGCCAATAAGTATCATTGAACGCTCCATCGCTGTACGTCCGCCTTTCTCTACCTTACCTAAATTGAATTTACTTTGTTTAGCCATGTGTTATAATAGGTAGGTTAAAGTTTCTTTTTGCTAGCTCCTTATCACCCTTAGCCACGTCAAAGTATGGATGCTTACCTTTTCCTTTTTCCTTAAAGATATACCCATCCTTACCGCTATTCATCATGAATTCATCAGGCACGTCATTAGGCTTGACAAATTCTGTCAAGTCAGTTAATGTCCCATCCGCTAACTGCTCAACCGTACATCTGCATCTCCATCCATTGGGTGGAAAGTAATTATTCCAAAAGCTATCGTTTACGGGTCGTATAATCTCATCCAATGCCCTATGGGTTGGACGTACCCTCGCATCACCTACAGTCAAGTACTTCAACAAGGGTAAAACGTCCGATTCTTGGCCTATCCTATTCCAAAAG